TCTTGGCTTCTTCTATGTCTTTGTTCCACGCATCAGCCGATGTGGTCCAATGAGATATACTTTGTAGTTTTCTTAATGCTTGGTCAAGATATAACCAAACTTTGTTATTTTCTGTTTTCATTTTTTTTGTTTCCTCCGATGTATATAATATAACACGTTGAGTTAACTTGTCAAGTAGAAAAATAAAAAAAAGCCCACCAAAAGGTGGGCCGAAGATTATCACGATGTTATCATTTACTCTTCTTTACCAACAGGGAAGTTTTTCCCTTCGTCAACGAATTTCTTAACGATCTCTTCATCCATGATGTCGAAAACCGCTTGTTTAAATTCACCATTACCAAGCTTGATAAGCCAGTCTTTACTTTGAAACTTAAAAGTTTTTCCAGAAGAACTGGTTAGGGTATACCAAGACCCAGCAACAGTTAGACGAGAGGTACCCGAAGCTTTTAGGGCAGTGAGCCAAGACTCTTTATCTTGAATTGCTGCTCCGCCAGACCATAAGATCTTAAAGGTGCATTCACGACCTTCGGTGCCAAAACGAGATTTCTCAAGTTTTACTTTAACCTCAGATCCAATTCTAAGTCCTGTCCCATCTGTAATAAAGGAAGCCTTTGACTTGCGCTTGGTGAGCCAAATACGAAGAGAACTAAAGTACTCAATCGCTTTTCCACCGGGCGCAATGTAGGGGGTGACAAGGGCCGCCATTGGGTTTCTTGGGTTGATATTTGTCTTCAGTTGATTAATCAAAAGAAGTGTGCATTGCCGATCGGCAAGCGGAATAGTAAGCTTGGGGAAAGCTTTTCCAAAAATACGAGGCTTAACCGACATCGTAGATTGTGGATTATAGTCAGACTCTATTTCCTTTTCAGAAGAAGTTGCTGCTATACTATCCCATACAAATAAGAATTTTTGGTCTTCATAAGAATCCATCAACTCTTCAATTGTCTCCAATACTTTCTCGACTGAAACAGCCTGAACGTATAAGAGATTGGTTAAATCACAACCCGCCGCTTCTAAAAACGATGGGTCGATCGCAGATTCGGCATCAAAGTAAACAACAAACAATCCCATTCTCTGGGCATTTGCTGCTATTTGTACTGCTAAGAAAGATTTTCCCGCACTTGGGAGACCTGCTATTTCTGTAATCTTTCCTACGGGAATTCCTGCTTTATGTCCCCTGCAAATTATTGAATCTAACCACCGGGAACCGGTAGGGATCCACTCCTTCACTTGGGTCGGGTTGTCCTCCGTCAGATCGTGGGCTACATTCATCCCAGTCTTCTTGTTGACCAACTTCTGAATCTTCTTCAGGTCGATCTTCCCGGCTTTGTTCGCCATTTGTAATACTTTTTTTGCCATTAATTCTTTTCTCCATTGTGATATAACGCCAGTTTGAACATTGTAAATTTGGTCTCATTTGTTCCTCCATGAGATAAAGTGGGAGCAGTTTTGAGCCATACTCCAGGGCTATTTGTTATAGAACTTTTGATTTGCTCATTATTTCTTCAATATTCTTATTTGTCATTCTTTTATTTTCAATCTTTCTGAATTGTGTTTCTATAGAGGTTACGGAATCCCGAGTCCATGTACTTTCTAGAATTTCTGGTGTGCACATGGTCATACGGCTATCAAAATTTTCATCTATTGTTGTTACTTCTAGGATTCTATAGAATGCTCCTTCTAAGATCTTTGCAAAAACCTCATGCTCAATCTCATTATCTTGAATATACTTAAAGTTTGCTTTAATTCTTTCCATCCTTTTTTTAAAGAATTGGTGTGCCTTATTAACAACTAACTTATAATCATTTTGATAGTAAAATTCAACCAATGGTTGGTGCGGGTCATCTATCATGACGAGTTCCGGAGTTTGGTTATATTTTATTAACCATTTGATGTTATTTCTACTAATGGATTCTCTATTCTTTTGATCAGAGGTTGACTTTTTTCTACTTTCAAGTTTTCTTTTGGCAACCAACAAACCGCCGGATGGCCCATTCATGTTTATAGAAGATCTTCTTTCCGGAAAGAAAAAATCTTTAAACTTTTCCTTAAGACTCTTTTGGATGTCTTCGTTATTTTTACTAACAATGCTTTTTGCCATCACTGCTGAAATTGCCTCTGGCATGTTTTCATTGAACCAATCATAAAATAAACTTTTATCGACGGATTGGAGACCTCTACGATCCTCAGTCGGATTAGCTTGAAAATCATCTGGTAATTTAAAGATGATACCGAACTTATTAGTTTTTACAAAAATGCCACAATTCTTGTTAGCCCGATTGTTTTCACGAGCACCGGATGAATAGTAGGTCTCTCTTTTCCATGCAAATCCATTAATGGCTCTATCTAAAGAAGAAATCGTGCTATTTGTGTTATTGTGTTCTATCATAAACCAATGTATTTCTGATCCTTTTGGGATACCTACGTAGGGGAAGTCCGCCTCTTTTATGATACCTTTGGGGAGAGTTGAGTTGCTTATCTGTGTAGATAGGTTGTTAACTTTAGTAAAAGTTCTGAACTCTCCTTGTTCACCATAAATAGCCACAGAAACCTCATGACCTGAACCGGGTTCTTCGAAAAACCGGTTTGACAGCCATTTTCGAATTGTATGACCACTAGATGTTTTTCTACCGCTGATGGAACACGCGGTGCAAAAAGTTTCCCATACATCTTGTCCATTACGAGAGTGAAGAACTACTTCCGTACCAGAAACAGCCTGGGCTAAATGTTTTCCAAAACTATTACATTCTGGGAAGCAGTCATACTCATCACACTCTCGATTGTAAACAGACTTAAATCTGTAAACTTCTCCTTCTAAGTGCAAAGTGCAGGTGTGGCTTGTGCCGTCTGGGTTTTTGCATCGGAATTCTAAGTTTCCCCAACGTAGCCAAAGTTTAATACCTTGTCCTTTATTTTTTGCAAGACCCAGTATTTCGGCTATCTCGGACCAGTTTCCGGAATTAGCAATCGTCCCCAAGTTCTTCTTGCAAATTTCAATTGATAAAAATTCTCCATCAAAATTTGTGATCAATAAAGATTTATGGTTTTTATAATCACGAGAAACCTTAACTTCTTTTTTATTCTTTGTCTTAGAATTTTTGAAGTACCTTTCATTTGCCTCTATGCCATTGACTACCCCCTCTCTTAATAAAAGTTCAATTGGAATAACAACAGCCATTCTGTTAATTAGTTCTGCTAGCTGCTCTTCTGGTTTTGGAAAAGTAAGTGCCAATCCGGGTCGGCACGAGATTGGAAGAGTAGAATGTAGACTATTTGTTTCTAAATTATTCATGTATTTCTCCTATAACATGTAAAATAAAAAGCCCCAATTTATTTACCGCCGGGGCTGTGGCGGCTCATCACATCTAGCTGAGGAATTTGTCCAAAGTACTATCCACACTTGATTTGTTGTATTTTGAAGTCTCTCTTGAGGAGCTTTCGGAGGAGGAATCGGAGGATAGGAACTCATCCATCAAAGCTTGAATATCTTCGGAGGATAACTTTGTGAATTGAGCTTCTATATCAGGGACAGACTCTAGTAGTTCCTCACAAGATGCGATGGCATCATCACACAGAACGGAGGGGCGACGGCGAGGCTTTAATTGGGTCTTGGGGAAAGACCCGGGGGTTCCGGGAACATTGTAGTTAAGAACTAAATCAGTTCCGGTTTCGGGATCAGTAATGTCACCGTAATCGGCATCAAGTACATACCCTAGCAAAGTTTCGTATGCGGTTTTACCATAGGCCCAAACTTTAACTCCGCTGGTTTCTTGACCGCGAACTAAGATTGGTGAATAATAACGCTTACGAGCAAATAATTTCTTTGCTGCATTTTTGGATTGATCACTGTTATTATCAACTCCATCTCTCCAAAGTTGGGAGGCGAAATCACAAATGGGACAGTGTTCTCCATAATTTTTCTTTGGGCAAAGAATGCCCGGATTTTTTCCTACATTGTAGTGAAAGTGAAACTCCTTGAAGGGGTCTCCATCCGCTGTAGGAAGGATACGAATAGTTTGGTCGCCCTCAGAGGGTCTCCATTTTGTATCATTAGATTTTCCAGAAGTTCTATTCTGTGAGTTTGAGAGCTTTTGTCTCATTGCTTCAATATTAAGTGCCATTTTTTCTCCGTTTTTTAATGACGATGTTTTTTGTCTTCTCAGACTAAGGTAAGCAGAGTTTTAATCTTACTTCCAAGTTTAAAAAAAATGAGAATTTTTTTGGCCGGAAATTCTCGTAAAACCGGCTAACCACAGGAGGAACTAAAAGTTAAAAGTCGTGTTCTGCTCAGTTACTTGACCTTCAGCGGTCTTCCA